GCAGAAAAGTCATTTACTCCTGCACCAACTGCACCAGCAGGTGGAAGCGAAGCAAGTTCACGAGCTCAAGATATCTTAGCTAAGATTAAAGCACGTAACGCAACCGCTTAATTTAGGAGATCATAATGGCAAAATCATTTGATATTTCTAAGTTTCGCAAGTCTATTACTAAGTCTATTGAAGGCTTGGGTATTGGCTTTAACGATCCTACTGACTGGATTTCAACTGGCAACTTTGCTCTTAACTACTTGATCTCGGGGGACTTTAATAAAGGGGTCCCCCTTGGTAAAGTTACTGTTTTTGCAGGAGAAAGCGGTGCAGGTAAGAGTTATGTTTGTTCAGGCAACATCATTAAACACGCACAAGAGCAAGACATGTTTGTTATCTTAGTTGATAGCGAAAATGCACTTGACGAAGCATGGTTACATGCACTTGGTGTTGATACTTCAGAGAAAAAACTTCTGAAACTTAACATGGCTATGATTGACGACGTGGCAAAAACCATTAGTGAATTCATGAAAGAATATAAAACAATGCCTCCGGAAGAACGTCCGAAGATTTTGTTTGTAATCGATTCTTTGGGTATGTTGTTAACTCCGACTGACGTAAATCAGTTCGAAGCAGGCGAAATGAAAGGTGATATGGGCCGTAAGCCTAAAGCACTTACTTCATTAGTTCGCAACTGTGTAAACATGTTTGGTAGCTACAATGTTGGATTGGTTTGTACTAATCACACCTACGCAAGTCAGGACATGTTTGATCCAGATGACAAGATTAGTGGTGGACAAGGTTTCATTTATGCTAGCTCTATTGTGGTTGCTATGCGTAAGTTGAAGTTAAAGACAGACGCAGATGGTAATAAGACTACAACAGTTAACGGTATCCGTTCTGCTTGTAAGATTATGAAAACACGTTATGCAAAGCCATTTGAATCAGTGCAAGTTGAGATTCCGTATACAACTGGTATGGCACCAACGTCCGGATTAGTGGACTTATTTGAAGCAAAAAACGTTTTGACAAAGAGCGGAAATAAGCTACAATATATAAGTAAAGAAACTGGTGAAGTTTATTCCTTTTTCCGAAAAGGTTGGACTGAAGACAAGTTAAAAATTATTATGGATGAATGGGATGAAGCTGCAATGGATGTTGCAGCAGTAGTTGCCGAAGATACTGAGGAAGCATAATGGAAGAAGCATTGATTATGGAGGTATGGGATACCTTCCGAGAATATATCCCAGACAAAAACAAAGAATTGGCTGCTCATCAATACGTTGATTTCTTGTTAGGCAAGGATATCGAAGTTGCTGCACTTGCAGCTCTTATGGGTTACGACCCTCATCTAGACATTGCTATCAAAGCAGTGGTTGATGAAGAGAAAGAATTCGAAGACGAAGAAGACGACGGCTATTCCGAAGAAGACGAGGAGTATTAATGAACTGGTACAGCAAAGTTAGCAATGATATTGCTCACTTACCAGGCTGTATCGATCATTACTATTCCGAATTAGAACAGGCAAGGGGCGAGGTTAAAGTCTATGGCAACATAGAAAAAACTTCCGCCGCCTTACCAGGAATTGTAGCACATCGATTTAATCAACTTCAAGAAATTGAAGGTATCTTGGAATACTTGAACATTGAACTTCGCAGAATTAGATCAAAGACCTTTAAAAAATATTTAGAAAACTACGCCAGGGCTCTTAGTTCTAGGGATGTTGAAAAATATGTTGACGGCGAAGCAGACGTTGTTGATATGGAAAAGATCATTAATGAGTTTGCACTCTTGCGTAATCAATGGTTAGGTATTATCAAGGGATTAGACATAAAACAGTGGCAAGTTAGTAACATTATTAAACTCCGTACCGCTGGTATGGAAGACATATCGATATAAAATGAAACTCTATGTTGAAGATCTCATCTGTAGGCTCGGTAACACTGGAAGCTATCTATTTTCTAATCCAATCTCTCTATGGGCCATGGATGAAAAGGTAGTACATAGTCTTGCTGCCAATCCGTCAGCTGGCCGGGGCTTCACTGAAAAGCAACGTTCACTGGTTTTACGTCTTTGTAAAAAATACCAAGGCCAACTAACTGCTGACCTTGGCACCGCAGTGACCTTAGCACTTGATACTCCTGAGTTTAAATTCAATTTAGTTGAACCTGCACTTCAAGAAAAATCCATTAAAATAGAAGGAAAGGAAATTTTGGTAAAATTTCCATTTTCTGAGGAAATTGTTGAAAAGATTAGAAAATTCAGATCAGAGGCCAAAGTCAAAACTGCGGAGTGGAACGGTGAATCCAAGGCATGGAAGTTTGCCCTAGAAGAAAATAATGTGTTATGGATCACTCAAAATATACTGAATGACAGTTTTGCAGTAGATCCTGAATTTCTTGAATTTTCTGGTCAAATTTCCGAAATTCTTGAAAATATGGAAAACTACGTACCCACGGTGGCTTACGAAAATAACCAGTACCTGTTCAAGAATGTGTATCGGACAGTACCCCAGCCTGAATCTAATGATCTAATTGAGACTCTGTTACTGGCCAAGCACTACGGCATTAGTACATGGGACGAAACTGTCGAAAATCTGATAAAAAATGCAAATTTTTCACCAGTTCTGACATCGTTTTTAGAAGAATCGATATCGAATAAGCCAGAATTTGACGTCAATGAAAATAGTATTGATCAGTTTACTGAGCTGTTCAAACATAATGTTCCCGCATTGATCATCATTCCTGGCTACGGCGAATTCTTCACTTTAAAAACATGGACTACCTGGTTAAAATCTCAAGGATTTAAAGAAAAAGATATCAGTGTATTGTTTAGACTAAGCAGTGACACAGGTGGCATGTTTAACGAATTAGTAAAACAAAACAACTTAAACAACCCAATTGACGATAACACTAAAATTGTGTTTGTCAGCCAAAAGATTCCTAAACCATTGATTAAAAGTGGCATAGAATTTAAACTAATTGTAAATCTAGGAAGTCTGTCAGGTGTTCACTATAGTGTTTCTACATACTTAGATGGCAGGGCAGATGTAATCAGATATACAGATAAAACTAAATCAGGGTACCAGTTTGGCCTATTGTAAAATTATAATCAAGGACGAAGTCAACGTAAAAATTGAAAATCTAGATCTTGACACTCGTAAAAAACTGGTCGCAAAATTCAAATATTTTGATCAGAAAGCTCGCTACTTGCCTGCCTATAAATTAGGTCGATGGGATGGCTGCACCAGCTTCTTTGGACTTGGTGGTACTACCTATATGAGTATGTTACCTGACGTTATTGAACAATTAGTTCATCAAGGTTACGACCCTGTACTAGAAGATCATCGAGTTTCTCTACCATTAAGTTTTGACCTAGTTGCTGAAGATTTCTGGGGCGACCAAACATGGCCTGTAGGTCATAGGTTTGCAGGGGAAAAGATCAGACTCCGGGATGATCAAGTTATAGTGGTTAATAAGTTCCTAGAAAATCCACAATGTATTCAAGAAATTGCCACAGGCTTCGGTAAGACAATTACCACTGCTACACTGGCAAAAATTTGTGAAAAATATGGTCGAACTGTGACTATTGTGCCCAACAAGTCATTGGTAGAACAAACTGAAGAAGACTTTATTAACTGCGGATTAGACGTAGGTGTTTACTATGGAGATAGAAAAAATCTCGATAAGACACATACTATCTGCACTTGGCAAAGTTTGAATATTCTTGACAAACGGTCTAAGAATACCACCGACGAAGAGTTGCTAACATTGGCAGAATTGCTTGAAGGTGTTCAAACAGTTATGGTTGACGAAGTACATATGGCCAAGGCAGAAGTGTTGAAAAAACTGTTAACCAACAATCTTGCTAATGCACCCATTCGTTGGGGATTGACAGGAACTGTGCCCAAGGAAGATATTGATTTCCAAAATATTAAATGTGCATTAGGTGAAGTAGTACACACAGTCAAGGCACATACTCTGCAAGAAGCAGGGGTACTAAGTACCTGTCATGTAAATGTTATCCAGACCGCCGAGTGGAAAGAATTTGGCAGTTATCCAGAGGAACTAAAGTATCTAGTAACCGATGAAGATCGAGTTGCATGGATTAGTAAACTAGTTGCAGGAATTGCAGAGAGTGGAAATACGTTAGTACTGGTTGACAGGATTGAAACAGGACGTATAATAGTAGACAACATCCCAGATAGTGTCTTTATCTCGGGAGAAGTAAAAACTAAAGACCGGAAGACTGAGTATGACGAAGTTAGAACTGCTGATAAAAAGATTATTGTGGCGACTTATGGTGTGGCCGCTGTGGGTCTTAATATCCCCCGTATTTTTAATCTGGTTATGGTGGAGTCCGGAAAGAGCTTTACAAGGGTTATACAAAGCATTGGGCGAGGCATTAGAAAAGCAGACGACAAAGACTTTGTACAAATCTGGGATATTACAGCGTCGACGAAGTATGCGAAGAGACACCTTACTGAACGAAAGAAGTTCTACAAAGACGCAAAGTATCCGTTCACAATTGAAAAGGTAAAATATTAATGCAAATTCTCACACTTGATAATAAGATTTATCATCTAAACGACCTACCAGACGAGGTTGATGAAGATCTCAGATTCAGTGTTATGGACAATAGCGATCCACAAAATCCCGACTATTTTTATATTCCTCTAATATTTTTAGAGTCGTTCACCGCACCCGCTGCGGTACTTAAAGTTGGGCCATATACTGTAAACATGCCATTAGATTGGTGTACTATTGTAGGAGACCCAGAAGGTCCCGATATGGAAATTATACCTCTGACCAGTTTGAACGATCGAGGATTTAGAACATTTATTTTCAATCCATTGAGCTCATTTAGACCTGAGTTTTACGACATTGATATTGTTGATGTGTATCAAGATGTTCGTTGGTATTTTCCTAAAATGAAGCCGGGACAACTGTTATGTACTCCGTTAAACAACGATCCTAAGCCGCCGTGTGCATACTTTGTTAAAGAAGTTAGCCGTCAAAGCGAACTGGTAGATTATTCGAGGTGCTGGTAATATGCCCTATTCTGAACCGCAAATATTTGAAACATTGAATAGACTAATTAGAATCTATTCAGAGAGCTATCCAGATGATCGAGAGGGATTAGAACGATTTTCTCGCTGGGCACATTCACAATATGGATATACGTATGGGCAGTCTAACTCCGAACGTTAAGCTAATTTACGAACGAGTAGGCGGCACTGTATATGCCAGAGAACAAGGTAGTACTGAAAGGACCGTTGTGGGATACGACTATCATAGAGATCCGTTAGATCACAGAAACTACATGAGCACGCCTAACGAATCTCAGTTATGGCATGATATTAGACAAGCAGCCTTGGACAATAAAGAATTGGAACAAGCTCTAGAACGTGTTAAAATATTATACTATCTAAGCAAAGACAAAGAATATAAAATTCCTCATCACCCGGTATAAACATGGCAACAGCAAAACTAGACATTGGCAGAGAATTAGCAGCGGTAAATCGCAGAGACCACGATTTTTATAAGAACTTAACTGACGAAGAAAAGAAAGTTTTTAGTCCTTATATTTTAATGAGATATGTGAGTAATCCGCAAGTTGATTCTGAAACATATCAATTCATTCTTGAACGAGTCAACGATCTAGTCAACATCAATCACTGGACTTTAAGTAAAGGACATAAGCAACTTCTCTGGCAATTGTTTGCCAGTTGTGGAGTTGGGATGCCGGTAAAATACACTTATCTAAAGTCGGGTGCCAAAGGCAAAGCAAACAAGATTGAAAAGCTTCTTGAAGAATTATATCCTGCAATGAAATTAAGTGATATCAAAGTGTTAGCATCATTGATGGACGATAAAGACAAACAAGAATTGTTTGACAAAATGGGGTTTGACAAGAAACAACGGAAAGAATACGAGTGATGGAGTTAGTTGAACAACCTTTTACCTGTGTACATTGTACCAAGAGTTTCATGCAAGAGAAGACTCTTGTTGCTCACATGTGTGAACGAAAAAGGCGAGTGCTACAAAAGGATGAAAAAAGAGTCCAGATGGGGTTCTTTGCCTATAATAGATTTTATCAACTTACTCAGGCAGCAAAAAAACAAAAACCTTATAGCGATTTTTGCAAAAGTGCATACTACAATGCCTTTGTAAAATTTGGCAGCTTCATTAATAATGTAAACCCGTTGTACCCCGAACGCTTTATTGACTATGTGGTCAAAAGCGGGATCAAACTTGATCATTGGTGTAGAGATGATCTGTATGACAAATATCTAAGCGAGCTGATCAAAATAGAACCTGTTGAAAGTGCAATCGAAAGAAGTCTGCAATACATGATGGAATGGGGCGAAGAGCAAAATGCAAATTTTGCACATTACTTCAAATACGTAAATGCAAATCGTGCAGTACATCATATTAGGGACGGAAAAATCAGTCCATGGCTAGTTTTAAATTCTGGAAGCGGAGTTGAACTGATGAGAATGTTTAATGACGAACAATTAGAAATGATTAATCAAACATTAGATTTATCTTTTTGGTCAAAGAAATTTAGAGACTGTCCTGCCGACGTAGCATTTGTAAAAGAGATTTGTAAGGAGACCGGAATTGCCTGATATTGATATAGATTTCTTAAATCGTTCAAATGTGTTGGATGTAATTCGGCATGTGCCTGCTTGTCTCGAAGATGGAAAGAAACATAACACAGGTGCTTATTGTCATGCAATTCCTGTTAACCCATTAACAGGTAATGCCAATATCAATTATAAAGAAGCAGAAACTCGAGGCTATTTTAAAATTGACTTTTTAAATGTCAGTGCATACGAGGGTGTCCGTAATGAAGAACATCTTAAAGAATTATTGTCTGCCGAGCCGCTTTGGGATTTATTAGAAGATCCAGCAGTATGTGACCAACTGTTTCATATTAATGGCTATCATCAATTGGTTGCAAAGTTAAAGCCTAAGAGTATTGAAGAATTATCCATGTTCCTTGCTCTTCTCCGCCCGGGTAAAAAACATCTCATCCCAGTATGCGAGAAAGAAGGTTTCCAGGGTATCCAACAAGAGATATGGACTAAAACGGATGATGCTTATTTCTTTAAGAAGGCTCATGCTATTGCTTATGCTCACGTTATTGTTGTTCAACTTAACTTGATTTGCGAAAAAGTCAGCTACCCTTTTTCTTAACACTTCTAACTAGTTGAATGCTTTTGCGTTTGACTCGCTTTTCTGCAATTTCGCCTAGATTAACAATTGGTCCAAAAATAACTTCAACATCTTTGCTGTTGAATGTTTTTATAAAAGGCCTGAAAGCTACCATTTCTTGTTTTAAAAAAATGTTGATAGGGATTTTCCTATTACTTTCCCACCACCAAACTTCTCCCATTTCTAAGAACAAGTGTTTATGTTCTTCGTTGCGTATATCAGCATAGTTGTATATGCTAGTAACGTTATCATCGTGATTTACAATGATACCTATATACTCATTATCTGAAGTTTTGATGCAGGTTATGAATGGAAACTTTTGTTGAAACTCGTCCTTGTTGGTCATTAATAAATATATGTATGCAGAAATTACCAATCTATTTATACTCCAATTTGTTCAGTGTACAATTAGATCTGGACGACGATATAACAAGGACACATAACACTATGTACCAACGAGAGTTAAAATTACAAAGAGGGCTTAAAAACAAGGTACAGCTACAGTTTAAAAACTCTGATCAAAAATTAGTTAGAATCTTAGCCGCATCTAGCACTGTTGGAGCTGCAACATCTGCTTCTAATTTACTCACAGTAGCCGATGCTACTAATGTCCAAGTAGGTATGCTAGTGAACAGCGATAGTGTAACTGCTGGTACTTACATTTCTGCAATAGATTCAAATATCCTAACACTTGATAACTTAGATCCACAATACGATGCTGATCTAGGACAATTCCTATCGCCTATTACTGAAACTATAACATCGGGCACCGCAGTTACTTTTAATCATAATTTTGTATTTTCTATGTTTGATGCAGAACAAAATAGAATGGTTGTGCAGAAGACCCTTGAAGTTATTGATAACGGTGTTACTACCGCAACTCGTGGGCTAGCTGTGTTATCACTAACCGAAAACGATACTAGAGAACTACACAACGGTTACTATAATTTTTCAGTTACACTAACTGACAATGATGGTTCATCTATCCCTGCATATTCAAACACCTATTATAATATTGCCGGAGTTGCAAGACTAACCAGCGAGCTTGTACCAGTATTGAAAGACAGCTTAGAAACTGCCGCTTTTAAATATTTTGCAAACAGGGATGTTGAGCCTAATAGATACGAATTCTATTCTGGAAACTTACGTGCAAATCCTGAAATGAGTCAGGCTACTACTATTGCTATGTATTTTACTAATTACACTGGCACAGTAGATGTTCAAGCAACCTTAGACAATGCACCTTCTAACTTTGCCAATTATGCAACATTAGAAACAAAGACCTATACAAATTTTACCGGCGTAGATTATGCAAATGCAATAGGCATTTGGAGTGATGTTAGAGTAAAATGGTATCCTGATAATTCAAATTTACCCAACTTATTAAACTTCTACAGCCCTGAGATGCCTGGCAACCCTACGCCCGGTTCGGCTTATTATCCAAACGGAAAAATTGACAAAGTACTTGTAAGAAGCTAAACT